CCTCCATCAGACTGTCAATTCACCCGATCTCCAGTCCCCCTCCCTTGCGAGTATACTGCCCGAGTGTGCTGTGGGTGATGAAGCTACATGCCGAGTCTCCACCATTAAAGAGCCGCTCAAGATCAGGACAGTATCCGCAGGGCCTGCGAAGACTTATTATAAGTGCAAGCGCCTCCAAGTGGAATTACATACGATCCTTAAAAAGATCCCGTTATTCCATCTTATCGGCCGACCCCAGGGTCCTACGGACATCTCATCCGTTGTCCCCAAAGACCTTACTTGCATCGATGACCCTGTATTCTTATCAGCAGACTATAAGGCCGCCACAGACAACTTATCTGCTAGACTATCCGCTAGTATTCTTCATAGAATACTGGAAGGCCTTCCAGACGATGTTATTGTGGCAGCTAAGCAGTCCTTGAAGCCTCATTACGTCCGCTACTCCCCGGTTCCAATCGCTCCTGAACACGTCTGTGTTCAGATGATTAGTCGGGGGGGAGGGGAAGAGATAAAACTTGACAAGAAAGGTAACCCTGTTCTTGGCCTGTCATTCCTGACGGCTGAGCAGAATTCCCTCCTCCAAGTTAAACGGAATGATGAGCGCGCTCTTGCTGGTGATTATGAGTGTTATGACGTAACGTTTCGCCCTGTTTTACAGCGAAACGGTCAACTCATGGGATCCATCATGTCTTTTATAATTCTTTGTCTTGCTAATGCTGGCATCTGGGCGAGATTCTTAGATGAATCCAGGCCCAATACTCCTCCGACATTCGAGGAGTTTATAAACTATGTCCGCATTAATGGTGATGACCTCCTTGGCATCATCCGCCGTGATCACTTTGACCTTTACTCCAAGATTGCAGCAAGGTATGGGCTTACCCTTTCGATTGGGAAGACCTATATCCACGACACTTACTGCAACATCAACTCCACCGCCTACCACTACAATCTCAAGAATCAGGTCAAGTACCTGTCGGAGGTTGAGTCAATAGCTGGGGTTGATGTCCGCCAAGTAGTCTTTACTGCCGGCATCCATCGGGGTACCCTCCACTCTCCTTCCATTCCCATTGAAGTTACCACCTTTAACAGTGGTCTCTACATTGAGAATCATAAGGTAATGAGCCGTGTTGGTGCCGAAGATGATGGTCCTGAAATCAAAGGAGATTTCCTTCCAGGTCAGTTTCTCGAGATCAAGGACCCCAGAAAATGGTTTCACTACAATGATATCCCTAAGGCAGCTTATAATCTTATGCTTCGGAAGAAGCGTAAAGGTATAAAGTTCCCTTCCGAGAATCATCGTCCCCTCTTTGCCATTGCAAACAAGATTCTTGATGGCGTGCCACCAAGTTTCGAGGTTCTAGGTGAGAAGGAGGAATCATTTAAATACTTAGTCGCCGCCGACTTAAGTAAGAGGATCCATGATTACGGCGAAGACATCTTCTTCTATTTTCTTAAGAGAAAATGGAGAATTGGACGCAGAAATCACTTCCTGCCTATATCCGCAGGAGGTCTCGGGATTAATCCCCCAGAAGGTTATAGATTCCGGATAAACAAGTGTCAGCGTACCCTGTACAGCTACCTCCGTAGTCGCACTGAGAGGTTCACTACTCAGTTACCCCTTCCTGGGAAGGTGCGAGGGACCCTTCACGATAAGGTGAAGCATCCTTTTGCAGACTCCGTGTCTTCCGAAGAACCAGTCAACGCGGTGTATGATCTTACCGATCACGATCACCACGCTGCACCCGGCCCCCTTCTTCCCTATGACATAGATTATGTTAAAGTGACCCTCCCACATGAGGAATCAATAGACTTTAAATGTTACCTTAGGACTCCCTGGGATGATCTCCCTTGGGATGGTGACATTTTCTAATCTTAGTACCAATGGCGTCTAGATTGGCGCAAGAAAAGGCTGACATGTTCTTAATAGTGGCCTCTGAAAAGCAAACGACTGCACCTTGCGGGCAATCCCATGCGATCTAGATGGACAGTCTCCTACGGGGCCTGCCCCGATGACTACTAAGAAATCAAACAATTCCCGCAAGCCTACTCGTCCCAAGACAGCGAGTAAGCCCAAGAAAACTATGTCGAATAGCCCTTTTTCCGTGGGCCCCTTGGAGCACGTCTCCCCCTCCGCTACCCCTGCAGGCATCTATGAATCAATGCGTAGATCCCAGAAGTCTGAGATAATTTCTGACATGGAACCCATCCATGAGAACCTGACCCACACGACATTCTTTAAACATGTCTTTAATGTGAATCCTGGTAACTCTGGGTTGTTCCCACGCCTCAGTAAACGTGCTATGACTTACGAGTCGTACCGTTTCAAGAAATTAATTCTCCACTACCTGCCCGCTACCGCCACTTCAGTTGTTGGGGCTTTGGGCGCCCAGTTCTATACCAATATGATCCGTCTCATGCCTAGTTCTCTTAACGAGTTCCTGCAAAGCGACAGATCCGCTACTGGTTCGATTTGGTCCCCAATTCGCCTTGATCTGAAAGCAGACAACAAGTTCCGTTTCATCCTAGATGATTTAACTGTCCCAGCTGATCGTGATGATCGGCTAGACAATTGTGGAAAGTTGCTCCTTGCTGCTGGCGGCTCCACCATAGTCGGACATAGTTCTGGCTTTTGGTGGCTTGAGTATGTAGTTGAGCTCAAAGACCCTGCAGCACTTGACTTTGCCTCCC